TCGTTGGGTCTTATATTTCCTTTATTATCAAATCGAATGATTTTATTGGTGTGTAATTTATCTACAGTTCGAGATGCTCCTTCGCGAATACCTTGTTGAAAGGCCTGCCAAGAAGCACCTGCTAAACAGACTGCAAATATAATGAATTCAATCACAATTCAACTCTTGTCAAATTGGTATCGTATCCTTTCTTTTTCATTCCAACCTGGAATAAAACTGCTTCTTGTATTTTTGCGAATGTATATTCAATAACCTTAATATTTTTATCTGTAAAGGTTACCTTAAATGCTGGTATTTTTTCCTTTTCCATTATGCCTCCAATAACTCTAAAAAGTCATCAAATACACCTGGATTATCGCCACAGACTCTTACAATATTTCTTTTAATTGTTGATACATCATCTTCGTATCCAGCTTGTCTGCGGTCTTCGATTCTTTGTTTTACAACATCAAAATCAAATTTAAATGGGTCATTATATATTTTAGGTTGCCATTTGATATGTTGTAAGGTATCAACTCCAATACCTTTATATTTTGTTCTACATTTTGTTTTTTTCACGATTCTAAAATCAGCCATATTATACTCCAATTAATTAATAAAATATTGAGGGGCATTTTCATTCCCCTCTCGGATGTTCGGACATCAACCCCATACGCTTTCAGTTCCGACCGCTGGTGTCGCATTAATATTAAAAAACAATCTCTCTTGCGATTTCAGATTCAACAGGTGCGTTGACCTCGAACCATTCAATCATACCTTTATGGTCCACGATGTCACCATCTTCCATAAGATATTCCTGGTAATAATCCTTACGCTTGGAGTCTGTAGACATATCGCCAGTCCAAGTTTCGGTTCTCTCAAGGATTTCTTTTTTCATCCAACCGTCCTCACGGTTATCAGTAACCTTCATAAAATTGATAGAACCATCTTCGTTAAGAAGATTAAATTCAGTAACTGATTCCCAGTCCTCTGCGACCTTCTCAGAACGGTCCATGACTTTAAAGTCAATAACATATTCCTCACAGCCACCATTGGACTCTTCGAAGGTTGTACAAATAAAAGGCCTTACCCTAGCAACAATGGTTGCAACCTCATTCTCATTAAGGTCACCACAGTTAGGTAAAACGAATGTATTCCCACCCTTGAACTTCATATATGGGTCAAGCCTATCGCCGTAGTTTTCCATATACTGGGTTTTTATAACTAAATTTTTCATATTTTACTCCTTATCAATTAAATATGGTACTATTATACACCATCTAGGAGCAAATGTAAACACGCTAGTTAAAAAAAAGTATATAAATTTTATATATATTTTGTGGGGATATAAAAAGGGGACTTTGAAAGCCCCCCATGAATTGTCATAATTAAAAGGTTATTATACTTCTTTTGCAATAAAAGTGTATACACCGTAAGCAAGGGCTACCCAAGCTACTAAGTCAACAAGTCCACCTAGTAATAGGTAAGATAATGATAGGCCGACAATAAGTCCACCGTCCCATGAAGTTCTTTCACTCCATCGGTCCATTAACCATGCTTTTGCTGTATTTAACATATTCATATAGTTCTCCTTTATATTTTAAAATTGGCAAATGTATCTTCCGAATCTCTATCGCCAAATTTATTTATTGGTTTATCAGGAATTGGGTCTGACATAATATCTGCCTGAGCCGATTCCTCTACATCATATAGTTTCATGCGGGAACGGTCCACACCAACCACAAATCTTTTGTATTTGGTAGGATCGTTATAACGATTTTTCAATTGTTTTACCAACAGTTGGCCTAATTCCTCTAGTTCCTCTGTTGAAATAAGAGCGAACATTAAGTCTGCCGTTGCTGGTAAACCAAATGATTCAGATGTATCCTCTAGTCCGACATCGGTATTTGAATACCCAGACCTTGTAGTCTGTGTTGCCGATACTATCGGAACATTGAATTCCACAGCCAAGCCACGCAGTTCCTCTGCTATAGCTTTTATGTATGAATAACTATTTATACTCCCTCCAAGCCCACGCATGCGGCTTGAGGCACATATATTTAAATAGTCAATATATATCATATCTGGCTGAAAATTCTTTTTCATTTTAAGTTCATTTAATAATGCTCTAAAATGACCAGTGTGCGCAGCTCCTGTTGGATATTCCTTAATAATAAGTTTACCAATAGAGGCTTGTGCAATTTTTTGTATTTTGGAATCAAAGGCATTTTTACCAATCCTTTGTAATTGTTCAATAGGTAAATCCATTAGGTTGGCATCGATACGCTCTGCGATTCTCTCTTCTGCCATTTCCATTGTAATATATAAAACATTTTTACCTTGCTGTAGGACTGATGCGGCGCAATGACACATGAATAAAGATTTACCAACACCAGTCCCTGCAAGAGCAATATTTAATGTTTTATTTGGTAATCCACCCTTTGTAATTTTATTGAAATAATCTAGGTCAAAAGCAATACGTGATTCTTTTTTGTTATAAAAATCGAACCTTTCTTCTGAATCATCAATATAATCATGACCTATTTGTTGGTCAAATGAAACACCGAGAGCCTCTGATAGTATTTCTGGTATGGAACCTTCAGTTCTATCCTTGTCTTTACCATCGATAATGGTAATGGAATCCATTATTGCATTATGGACTGCTCTATCGCGACACCACTTTTCAGATTCTCTGATTAAATATTCTGTATCAACATCTGATTTGTTAGCGATTTCATTGATAAGTGTTGCTGAGTTATTTAATACATCGTCTGGTGCATTAATTTTTCTTAACTCTAATTGTAATACCTTTGCTGTAGGTAATTTATTATGCTGATTTACAAACTTGGTAATGAGGTCGAATACAACCTTATGTGTACCTTCGAAATAATCCTTTCTTAGATATGGTACAACTCTTCTGCAATATTCCTCATTATTCAGTAGGTGATTCAGTATGTGTGTCTGTAGATGATTCTCCAATTCCTATCCTTGCTAAATTATTTTCTTCGCCCCATTCTAAACTATCTGTAATAATATGTTGTAAGACTGCACCCAGGTAGTTTTTAAATTCCTCTGATTCATTTAATTTATCAAAGTCATGGTCGCCTGGGTCTTTTATATTAAAAGTAAATCCTAGTGTTGCCATATCAAGTTCGGGCGACTCCTTAATTGATACAGTTCCATAAACAACTATTACCTCTTTATAAGTTCCGGTTTTTAATAAAACACCATGGAACTCTGAGTTTGGATTTTCTACAATAGAATAATCCTTGTTAGTTATATTATACACTATTCTACTCCTCTTGTAAAGTGCTTTCCAAATCTATTTCAAGCATTGGTTTGTGACCAATTGAATAGTATGATTTTACAAACTCTTTGAAGTCTGTAGTTTCAAAAATAGGAGTCCAGAAAGCTTCTGTTACAGTATCTTTTTCTCTGACCTTAGGGTCAATTATTTCTCCAGTGTCCTTGTTCACTGCAGCATACCAGCCCATTGATGGTTTTACTACATAACCACCAGCCATAGCTACTTCTAATAGTCCAGAGTATTCAGCAATACCACCTTCCCATGTTACAGAAATAGGTACCTTAGATTTTTCTTTTACAAACCTTGATTTTTCTACATTGATTACAAAATCATAACCTGTGACATTGGTACCTTTTTTGACTTGTCTCCTACCAATAATCCAAATGTTATCAGCAGAGTAATAAATACCTGTTCCACCTGAAACAATAGCTTTTGGAAATAATCCAATCTCTTGATAAGTATGATTGACAGCAAGTAAAGGGATATTCTTCATAGTAAGATAAGGAGTGACCATTCTGAATAATCCCTTTAATGCTTTAGCTCTTGACATATCTGCAACTGATTTTTCATTCAGTGCATCTTCTAGTTCTTTTTTCGATGCAAGGTTACCAATGGAATCAATTACCACTACGACCTTATCATCTCTCTCTAAATTTTCCAATTGACCAACCAAATCAAATTTTAATTGTTCAACATCAACAATAGGAGTATGTAATACTCTTGATGTATCAATACCAAATGATTCGAAATAAGATTGAGGTGAACCAAACTCTGAATCATAAAATAATAATACTGCGTCTTCATGTTCTTTTAAATAAGCACCAGCCATTAATAAGGCAAACGATGTTTTGAAATGTTTACTTGGTCCAGCCAATACTGTAAGACCAGATGATAATCCACCATCAATATCACCAGATAAAGCGACATTAATCATAGGTACATCAGTTGTTACCACATCTTTTTGTGTAAAAAATTCTGATTTATCTAATTGCGATGTAAATTTGATTTTACTGTTTTTCTTCAGTTTGTCCATTACTGACATATTATCTCCTCCTTCTAGGATTATTCATTGATTGTTCTTGCATTCTTAACTTTCTAGTTCTAGCCATGGCTTCGGCCTTTTTTCTTTTTCTTTTGGCAGTAGGTTTCTCATAAAATTCCCTTTTACGGACCTCTTGCACAATACCTGCTTTATCACAGGCCTTACGAAACTTTCTTAGTCCAATATCAAACGGCATTGGTTTTGGTGGGTTTCTATCCTTCGGATGTCTATTCCGTGGTTTTAAATCGATACTTGGCATTATATTTCTCCTTCAATTACTCTTTTTCTCAAATCACTAGTAGAGAATCTGTGTTCTCTTTTATTAAAATAGAATTCAATGCCTCTTTTTTGGCATATATCCTTACCAGTGAAATCAATATCTCTATATTCTTGTCCCATAATTTTTACATCAATATCATACATTGATAAAATATCTCTTAATTCATCTTCTGTATTATATACTAATATTTCGTCCACATATCTGATTGCGGCCAATTGTGCTTGTCGTTCGACAATATTTTGAATAGGTTGGTTCTTTTCTGGTCGGTCAACCGATGGGTCATTTTGTAATGCACAAATTAAATAATCACATGCAGTTTTTGCTTCTCTTAACATGGCAACATGACCGGAGTGTAATAGGTCAAATGTAGAAGCTGTAATTCCTACTTTTGGTTTTTTAACCATATAAACCCTCAATAAATTGGAATGCTTGTTCTTTAGTATCGATTGGTATATCAAAGATACTTCTTGTACCTACAGATTCCATATCATCAATTCCTAATACACTTAAAAATTGGCTTATTTGGTCTTTTCTATTTTCTAAATCAGAACCATCAGCGTGTATTTGTACCTTTAAAGTTGCAGAACCATCAGCCTTAATTGATAATTCTGGTTGGACTTTATTTAAAGTTTTAAACTCTAAAAGATGATGCTGTGATTTAACCACGAATACATTTAATCTGTCCTTAAATATATTGTAATTTTCTGTATACCATTCTGGATGTACTTCAAAATTGTCGTGTTGGTCCAGTTTCCATTCACTAAATAATTCACTCATTTTTGTCATAATAAAACACTCCTTATAATGTCCAGAGACTGAGTTATCTCTAGGTCTGTTATTTGATATTAAATATGATTCAAGTAGAAAAGATTGCCAATCCTTTTTCTCTCCAAATCGTTCAAGGTTTCTAGCAATAATGTATAGATTATCAGTATTATATTCTTTACTACCGACATGAGATAAGGCTCTGTTACCATTACCTTTTCCAATATATACAAATATGCCATTCTCCATATAACCATATACATATTGCCCTAAGGTTTCCCAAAAGGCTCCAGGTATAGCGTTATAATCCTTTTTAAACATATGCCACTATTATACCACAAAATGGGCCAAATGTAAACACGTTATTTAATATATTTAATTCCTTGTTCATTAAGCGCGGCTCTATTCCATAGATGACCTTGTTCTGTTTCGTCCTTTGATTGACCGAAATATGGGACGGCGTGATATTCTTTAATCATTTGTTGATTTACACTAAAATTAGAATTACCAACATAAAGTTCACCAAGTATTCTACCAAATTTACCTTTGTCATGTGATACTAATTGAACATCTTGTCCATTCAATATCTTTGTAAGATGTGCTTTACTTGCTTTACCATAAAACTTTTCTTCTAAATCACGAGTCCTAGATTCTGGTGTATCAATACCCATCATTCTAACTCTTTGCTTTTTATAAATCATTCCGAAGCCTAAGTCAATATCTACATCAACTGTGTCTCCATCTACAATTCTTTTTACATAAACTTTATATCTGTACATTATTCTTCTCCTATTATTGCTCTTATGTATTCTGATTTAATAATTACTGCCGCATTGCCTTCTACATTGACTGGCATTGCTTTATCCCATTCCAGGAAAACTCTTTGGCCTGTTTTAATGGAACCATTTGCTCCTGAACCGACTGATAAAACCAAACCTGGTTTGCTTGCATTATCTATTGATTCTGTTAATATAATTCCACCAGCTGATTGACTCTCAGTTGGTACTTCTGTTATTAAGACATTGTCTGCTAACATTTTCATAGTTTTCTCCTTACTTATAAAATAAATGATTATCAATTAAAACTGTATGCTCTAATTGACTTGCCCAATAAGGATTAACCTTATCATTATGATACCAAAGTGAACCTTCAGTAATGTCTGGATATTCGCCAGACAATACCATATCTGCTACTCTGATTGAATTTAACCATGTAATTGAATCAACAGGTTCATCTGATTTGCCATCACAGAACCAACTAAATTGACATTTATGTCGGATTGGAACTTCTTCTCCTTTCCAATTGATTCTCATTTTTGCCTGATATACTACTCCACAGATTGTATTTGGGAATTGTAAATCATCAACTCTATTTATCACTACATGACTTACAGCTATTTGGCCAGCAAATGATTGATTCTGAGATTCAAAATAAATATTTTGTGCTAAACAATATCTACTTTCGTCGTATTCTGACTCACTTGCTTTTAATGTTGATGGTAATAATAATAAACCCATTAGCATAGCTCCAAAAGCCATACCATATAGAAATGATTTAAACATATTAAGGCCAGTATATCTAACCTCTTTATCTACTGCCTTTCCAAATTTACTCACTTAACTTCTCCTTTATATATTCTGGTAACGAATGTTGGCAAGACCAACCTAGTGCTTTTAATTTATCTGTTTTTAATTCGCCGTCCATTCTGTTACCTGGTTTGGCTGGTGTTAATCTTGTTTGGCATTTTAGCATATCAACTAGGTCCAATATTGAATACTTTTCATCTGAACCAATACCATAGCCATCACCGCTACCCTTAAATCCAGCCAATATTAACCCATCGATTATATCTTCTATGTGCGTAAAGTTCCTTACCTGCGTTCCTGGAGTGGTTACAGGTAATACCTTACGACCTTCTTTAACCATATTCAAAAATTTAGCAACCACTGTTGCGTATTTACCAGTACCTATTTCATTATCTCCATATACATTATAGAAATATACAATGGTATAATCCAATCCATACCATTCAGCATATCTCTCTAGTAATTCTGTATTCTGTGCTTTGGTATATGCATAAGGACTCATGTTTTTACCACCACCTTGTGCAAATTTAGTTGATGAACCAGAATAGATTAGTTTAGCATCTTGTTGTTTTGCAAATTCCAATACATAAGGAAAACATTGGTAATTATATTCCATAACCTTATCATAATCTTTAAATGATTGTTCTACTCTAGCATATTCTCCTAAATGGAAAATATAATCAAGTTTTTTATGATGGTTTTCCAATGCCGGTAATAAATCCTTTGGTGTTCCAAAATAATAATGACAGCCTTTATGTTCATTATCAGTATCACCTGTTGAGTAATTATCCATTGAAATTACATCATGTCCTTGTTCGATGAGCTTTTTAATTAGATTTGAACCAACAAATCCTGCACCACCAATGACCAATATTCTTTTAGTTGTTTCCATATATATCTCTCGTGTAAACTTTTTCTTGTATATCTGTTATATCATTATCAAGTCTGTTTGTTACCACAACATCACTTAATGCCTTAAATTTATTTAGATTAGTTTCAACCACACAGCCTAGGAATTCTTCGTCCTTACACATTGGTTCATATATAACCACTTTGACCTGTGTTGATAATCGTTCAATAATACCTTCCATTGCAGAACTTCTAAAGTTATCAGAACCAGATTTCATAGCCATTCTGTATATACCAACAACATTTGGATTCCTTCTTAGTATTTGATTTGCAATCCAATCCTTTCTGACCTCATTGGAATATACAACAGAACCAACCAAGCGATTTGGTATTCTATTCTCTTTATAATTAGCCAATAATTGTTTTGTGTCTTTAGGGAAACAATATCCACCATAACCAAATGATGGATTATTGTAGCCCTCCCCTATTCTATCATCATAACACATACCATCAATAATATCCTTTGAATTTAATTTATGATATTCTGAATATGTATCTACTTCGTTAAAGTAAGCAACTCTCATAGCTAGGTAATCATTAGCAAAGAGTTTTATTGCTTCTGCTTCGGTCCAATGTGTTAATATTATTGGTGATTCTTTTATTGCAGCATCTGATAACAGTTGTGCAAACAAATTGGCTACTTTTGGCTTACCACCAACAACAATCCTAGTAGGATTTAAACAATCAAATAATGCTCTACCTTCTCTTAAAAACTCTGGACTGAATAATATCCTATCGGTTTCAAACTTTTCATTCATTCGTTTTGTAAACCCAACAGGGACAGTTGATTTAATTATAATATGTCCTTTACATTTTTCCAATGCATCTCGTATTACAGATTCAACTGAATCAGTATTGAAATAATTTTGTATAGGGCAATAATCAGTTGGAGTAGCAACAATAACATAATCAGCATTTTCGTATGCTGTTTCTTTATTTGTAGAAGCAGTAAGCATTAACTCTTCTGAGTTTAAAAATTCTGTAATGAGTTTGTCCTCTATTGGCGATATATTATTTCTAATTTGATTTACCCTTTCAGAATTAATATCCAATATAATAACATTGTTATGCTGTGATAAGGCAACTCCATTTGCCATACCAACATAACCAGAACCTACTACTGTTATTTTTTTCATTGTTATATTATACCATTAAAATTGATTTTTGTAAACATATTCGAGTGCTCTTTCTGCTTCTTTATCAAGTGGTCGTTTTGCATACCAATTACCAGTATCAATGTCAAGTTCACGACAGAGATATGCAATTTCTTTTGCTGTAATTGGATAATTATTTTTAATAGCATTACCGGCAAGAGCAACCATTATTTGGTACATTTTATGATACCAACCAGAACCAGAGATTGTACGATAATCTTGTTCTAATTGTTTTGGAAAATAAGGACAATCCTTGTACCCAGTCCATTTAACTTCTGTATTTGTTAGTTTGTTTTTCATATGTTCCATCATTGCTTCTTGCATCTTTTTTGGAAGTTTATCAAACATTGTATTACCAGATGATTCGACATATTCATGTTTTGCCATTATATCAGCTGGGTCAATATAATTACCCTTTCCTGTACCAATAAAATTAAAAGCGTTTTTATAGTAACCAGGTACATAATACATACGAGATAGGTCCTTTGTTTGTATATCACCAACCTCGCCTAATTCTTTATTGAGAGCAAACCAAAAATGTTTGATTTCATCTCTTTGGACATGTCTAGTAAGAGGAAAAACCAATCTGAATTTTGGTTGTTCCTTTGTAGATGATGCAGTAGAATAGCAAATATAATAATAACCATTTACCTTTTCTTCGACCCATTTATTTAAGTTTTCAAATGTATCTTCGTAATCATCAACATCGACTGCACACCAGCCACCCCAAGCAATAACATTATCATTAGACCTAGTTGTATTAGGTTTATAAATTGCAGGTGACATTAATTCAGCATCTTTTTTATGCTTACGGTCTTTATCAGATAATTTATATAGAACTTTTTCAAAGTGATTGAAATTAGGCAAACTAATGCCTTTATCTGTTTTATTATCAAAGATAGTTTTAAATAGTGTTCCGACAATCATATGGTATATTATAACACATTTCTGTGTAAAAGTAAACCTATTTTTTCCATAAGGTTGGTTTGTTGTTGAATAATCCTGTTTTTACTTGGCTATATCCAAGTTCTCTTAGTTTATTATTAAACATTCTACTGATTTTAGTTTGGTCCACAAGTTCGCCATGGTTTTCATATGTTTCAAAATGTCCTATTGACCATGTATTAAATGCATTTGCAATTACAAAGTATTTTGGATTAATATGTTTTACTATATGTTCAACATGCATAATTGGGTCTAGGAAGTGTTCAAAATATTCTGAAGCAAATACTAGTCCACCAGTAACTGCAATCTCTTTTACATCTTCGACCATATTAAATTCATACCTTTTACCCATTTCAGAAGCAAACTTCCATTGGTCGGTACCTTTTAAATTTGTACCAAAGGTAATTTTACCTGGATATAATTGAGATAATATAGCAGTTGAATATCCTATACCATTTCCTACATCAACAATAGATGATGCATCGCTTGTGAATTCAGTTAATGGTTGTGGTATTAATTTAGTAGATTTACTTAATGCTCTCAGATAACTTCTTGCATATACTCTAAAACAATTAAATTGGTCTGTGAGATAATGGTCATCTGAATAAACCTCATACGCTTTATCCACGCCTTCATTCTCTAACCATTCATACCATTTTTCTGTAAGATAATCGAACCTTTCATTTGTTTTAATATATTCTCTAGTTTGTTCTAAAAAATCATCATCAACATTACATATGTTTTTGTAATCAGCTATAAATGTATCTAATAGCTTTTTGCCTTTCTGCTCTACTAGGAATTTTGACATTATTCTTCAACAATTTCCTGAACATTATCCTCTGTGATTTGTCCTTCGTCCATATAGCGAAGTAAGCTGTTAGCAAATTTATCTGCTGGTGGGAACCAAATACCTTTGGTTTTTAATGTAATATTTGTTTGGTCAATTTTTTCGGCGAACTCTCTTAAATCCTCTTCGTTACGAAATCTGACTTTTAACACTTTCCAAGCTTCTGCTTCAGGTTGGTTAAACTCAGGCATTCCGTCCCAATCATAAGGTGTTTGTTCATCTTCTTGTCCTGACATAACAAATAAATTTTCTGGTTGATAATTTAATGTTTTATTATTTCTAGACATTTTTTTTCTCCTTAAGTCTTACTAGTTTTAACCCATAATTATTTGGACCTTTGGGTATATTTAGTCCTTCTTTAAAGGTTGGTTTAATACCTTTTTGAAATTCTCTGTAATCAACATGATGGTGGAATCTACCCCATTTCTGTGTCACATGTACAACATCAGGGTGTTGGTCTCTTAGCGATTCAGCAAAGGTTTTTCTGTTATCAAATCCTTCTTTGCCTGCTCTTGCTTCAACACCACCCACTTTTTCAATATTGTATATCTCTTCTGTATTACCACCTTTCATTGCCATCGATGCAACTTTACCACATAGGAATGCATTAAACAAGAATGTATGATAACCTGCTTTCATTACTCTTAATGATAAATCGGTATCCTCGTTGTATCTGCCTCTCCAATATAGGTCTGGGTATATATCATTTGATAAACATATACAGCTGTAAACTCTAGTATTATGGTAATAAGGTGGTCGTTTTGTAGTTGAAGGAGCAAAGAATGCATAGTTCATACCAAACATTTTAACATCAGTATATCTGTCAGCAAAATCCTCGCATACTCTAAACCCTGTTGGAGTAGTCATAGGAACTTTTTTATTGTTATGCAAACGATAGAAATGTTGGATATTATCATCTAGTATCCAATGTCGTTTATGACCTTCGTTTATTGAATGTTCCCATACCCAGTTACGAACTGGTATTGAACCACCTAGTAAACCTGTAACCTCACATGGCCTTGCCCAATTTGGATTGTCCCTAAAATTGGTTGGTACTGTGAGTATATTTTCTTTTGGAATAACTGCAGCATAATCATCGTATTCGGATTCCTCAATAACAACGCGATACATTGCTCCAATTTCTTCCATAGATTTGACTGTGAGCCTACTGTCGGCTCTACCTTTTGAAATAATATAAATTGGATATTTTGATTGCATTATGTTACGATTTTACTCCCAGTATTTGCTACAATACCTGAATCCATTTGTCTGACTTGGTCAACCATTTCATTGGCTGGTTCAACCACAAACATAATGAATCTTTTATCTATTGTAACGCCTTCACTTGCTTTTGTATAAGCCATAAAAGGCATAAATCCAATTCGGCCTTCCCCTGCAGGTAGCAGAGAATAACCATCTTTAATAGTAATTGAATCACCATTATCGGTAACCTTTCCTATCACTTCCTCGCCTGAGGATAATCTAATTAATTCCATTTTTTTTCTCCATGTTGGTATATTATACTATATTTAGACACATTTGTAAACCCCTTATCCAAAAAAATCTTCCAAAGATTGAACTTCTTCTGATGACCAACCTACAGCCTTTAGAATATGTTCGATAGGGTCCAGGAAGGTTTTTTGAAATTGTGTTTCATGGTCTATATAGTTATTTAGTCCGAATTCTTCGGGCAGATATTGAGTAAATCCAATCACATTTTCATGTATAGGATTTGGCTTTTTAAGATAGACAAATTTAGTTTTGTCTCCATTCTTAATTGGTTCATATTTACGAGTTAGATTATGGACCTTTAATTGGTGATTATGCAATAAGGCCGCACGGACATGAATTGGTGTTCCTTTGCGATATATCTTTTCCTTGTCCTTATATTCTGAAACACTGGAAACACCACGAGGAAAAGCAACCTCATGCGGTGGTAGTGTACAAAAATATGTTTTAAATTGTTCAATTGCAATTTGTGTTTGTCGTTCACTACCTTGCATTATAACCTTAAATAATTCCTTAAGAGCATCGCGACACATAGCAGGAGTTGAAGATTTAATAGCCTCGATACCCATAATTTTTAATTTAGGTTCTGCATATCTCACTCCTTCGTTATCATGGACATTTAGAATATATCTCTTTTTGGCTGTCCATATTGCACGGTCGCCGATGGCCTCTCGTTTCATGACCATACGATTTTCAATGCCACCCATTAGACCAAATAGTTCCTCATATGATTTTTGTAATACAGGTTCCAATTTATCATTACAGACTTTGTCCATAAAATTGATTGGGTCATCTGGATTGACTGCCTTGACCAATCCATCAAGCGAAACATAAAGCGAATCAGTGTCGATGGCAATAACATAATCCTTATTATTTGTTTTTAATATAGTATTTAGATATTTGTTAATCGCAACCTCTGCCCATCGAATTGTTAATTGGCCAGAGAGTGTAATTGCCTCTGCAATTCTTTGGTCGAAGAAGCGGAAGTACCTGTTACCTAAAGCACCATATAAACTGTTTAAAAGAATTTTAATTGCCATTTGTTCGTTTTCGGCAACTGATATCCTTCGTTCAATATCCCATAGTTTTTGTTTGTCTGTTTTGTCAATTGTTTGTAATTCCTTTTGTGCAGAAATCATATCTTGTTTTATGGTAACACGGTCACTGTACATACTGTCCACAAGTTTAGGCATTACACCTTTTGTATTTGTATGGAAGCATTGGCCATTACCACCAACAGAATATCCTTTATTATTAATTTTATGACCTTCGAGTATTTTTTCCACATCAATATTAGCAACCATACCTTCAGCAATTGTTTCGGTCGACATATTGTATTGCATAATCAAAGATGGATATAGTGAATTAAGGTCGAAGGAGACAACATTATCATGCATTCCAACCATAGGGTCCTTAACATATCCACCAGGATATGATGATTTGATTTTCTCCTCGTAAAATGGTATTGCGATTTTTTGTTCGTATAAGTGACGATATATGATTGTTTCCCATATTGCTGTGACTCCAAATGTGTC